TTGTATGGGCAGCAAAAAACATTGAGAATATTTCGCGGAAAGCTTGTCGTAAGTGGGCAATGGAGAATTTCTCGCTCGACCGAATTTCAAAAATGTATGAAGAGTATTTTCACACATTATCGAAAGTACATGACGGAAGTGGTGGATTTTATGCTCCAAATGAATCGAGAGTAGAATTGGAATGGCTAACACGATATTATCCTACCGAATATTGTCCTAAAGCGCCAGAATTGCCTTCTCTCGAGGATCGGAAGGAAATGTCCCGTTCTGGCGATGTTGAAGTATCTCTTCCCACGTTGCCTCAAAATATGGTAAATTCGTCGGAAGCCACGACGGATCATGAGACAATTGTTGTGCCCTATGTTTCGAAAGCGTCCAATAGAGGACGGGGTAATCGCGGTCGCGGAGGTGTTCCTCGCGCCAAGAAGCAATAGACTTCGTATCCATATAATCTCGATACATAACCTCTCCTGAATCAGATACTGCAAACGCAGACTTATATTGGGTGTCGGACTCCATCCATTCATTATAATTGACCTTTTTGAACTGAAACTCAACATATTCACATTTGATTAATTGTGTGCATTCCATCTGTAGTTGCATTTGATGGAAATATGCAGTTGGTATCGGTGTTGTATCATCGAATACTCGTGAAATAGGACACTTGAATTCTACTAAGTTCCCATATCGGTCTCCTGGACTCACAATAATTCCATCGGGGGATGCACCAAGAAACGAATGAACCGGATGTGGAACACATGATGTATCCACAATATCTACATCGTTAAGTTCACAATAGATATCTTTTGCAATTGGTTCAAACCTTGTTCCCCACAACAACGCCGCGCTTCCATTACCGGTAGGTTCCACACGAGGCAATAACTTGGAAAGAATCAGTTCACGACGATTCAATGCTGTAGCATCCTTGACCGTCTTCCAAATCTCTGAAGCAGTCAACATTTGACCTCTCTTTGTATGCCAAATCGCAGTTCGCTGGTCATCTTGACCATAGTTGTCAAGTAGAAACTTAATTGTATCTTCCATTCTTGATTTATATACGCTTTCTACGAGTAATTCGTTTTCGCCTTTTTGCTCCTACACTCCTAGAACGAACACGCGTGTCTTTCAATTCTATTTGTAATTCCTGAAGGATTCGGTCTCGTTCCGCCTTCATCTCTAATTCACTCGCATTCATTTTAGACTTTTCAAAATCTATGATGACTGCGTGGTTCCCATCGCAAGATAAGAGTATATTCTTTAACTCCAAATCATTGTGTAGTATCTTTTTTGAACGAAGCCAATCCAATTGACGCTGAATATCCGCGAGTATAGATTTCTTATCCCTTGTCATAAAACTTCTCCATTTACAATTTTTGTATTCATTTGTCATAATCACAAATATACTTCCGTCTTCGTAAGAATCTACCAAACGAATGCCCCACCAACTTGGAAGCATAGAATAAATCTTTCTTTCATTTTGAAAAGACTTTCTGGCTCTTTCGATATCTGCTGGGTCATCTGCGTCTACTGGAATCAATTTTGCCACATTTCCTTCAATTCTGGCTGTATTCCAGGTATATCCTTTCTCTATTTTTTTACTTGGATAATGCGCCTTCAGAGAGGAAATGAAAGCATCCATTTAGTCGTAAGCAGATACTAAAATCTAACATGGAGCATACAATTCGTTCTCAGGAAGAGTGGGTCTTAATTCGTTTGGAAAAGTTTTACGCAAATGAGGAATATTTAAATCGCGTCCATTCAATTTTGAAAGGTGATTCAAACCTATCTCTGCGTTTGATTGATTGGTTTGTGACAAATTATTCCAAGAAGTACAATGTTTCGTATATGACCAAACACAAGAAACACATCATCGTATATCTTGCGTATAAGTCTCACTTGAAGGCGTATAGCAAGAAAATGTTTGACCCATTCTGCCGTTGTAAGCGTGTAAAGTTTCACGATTTTGAAACCACGGTAGGTCAATTAAACTTCTTTGAGTGGGCGATTCAGGACGATGTTTTGGACTATATTGAAAAACACCATTCAGAAATTCAATCCGATATGGAAACACGATTGCACGAACCAAAGGATGATGCGAATGCGAAGAAGAGGCATGAACTTTCTGCTTCTGCTACAAAGTCATTAAAGTGTCATAATGTTGCGGTTACAGTCAAGTTTGATTAATCTATTTCTCTAACAAATGCTTTCTAGGTTGCGAAAGGAACTAATCTATACAGATACAGACCCTGATGTTCTTGAACACGACGATGATTTGGACGCAGAAATGTATACATACGAAGGTCGCGGAGTATATCGTGGTCGTTTTGACCCCCAATACACTTCTTTAGATTTGGATGTTCATTGGTTATATGACGAAAATAGCAAGAGAGTGGGTCTTGTAGAGTATGAATCCGGCGATTTCAATAAATCATCGGTTCTCTGGTATTACGACAATCCATATTCTACCCTGCTTCAAGACCCGCGTTGGAAATCGCAGGGAAAGACATTATGGTCTATGCTGTCCGAAGAAGCATATCAGGATTGCTTGGAAGACGATTTCAAAAATGTGATTGAAAGGTCTTTGTATAGTCCATATCGTTTGGTGTTTCCTTCTACCTATCATAAACCCTACGAAGTCTATGAATGTTCTAAATGTGGAAAAAGAACTCTTACATTGGAGAACGGATGCCCCACAATGAAAAAGGTTGCCCTTTCTTATTCTAGTTTGTTTTTAGATGATTCGTTTGTGCTGTATGATGCGCCTACTGAGTCGCAGGAACCGCTCGGCGTCGTCGCGAAGAGGAGGCAGTCGGTGCTGGAGGAGAGATTGTCTCCTCTACATTCTCCTGAGTTTCAGAAGTTAGAGGTTGTGTCTCATTCTGAGTCTCCTGCACCTCCTCAACTGGTGCCTCATCCTCATTCGTAATCGTATCGCTGAAGATTGACAGAGCGGTTACACGAGACTGAGGGAACACTTGTGCGTGAGATACGCGCCAAGTAACACCGAAACCACCACCCGCCATCACATAGATTGACGCAGTTGTGACCAGATTTGCCTCAGACGCCTTCGGGAAGGTTCCCTGTAGCGAAGTCGGAGATGTGTATACTGGGTTTCCACGAGGGTCAATGATGTCCATATTCACACGACCATCATACACTGGAATCTTCAGCGTAACACTTGGAGGATACTTGCCATTTGGGACATACTCGCCGTCAATCTTGTCAACCGATAGGCGCATCAAGTCCTTGAAGCTCTCACGAATCACCTCCTCCGAACGCTTCTTGCCGAACCACTTCACACTATTCTCTACTGCTGCCTGAATGATACGCTCCTTCAGGTCTTGTAGAAGATTGTAGAACTTGCCTACATCGTCAGAATCACTCGCACGCTCCTTGCCGTAGGAATCGCAACCCTTCAGAGAAGCGATAAGCGTGTAAGAAGTCGTCCCCGTCTTCTCATCATCGCGAACTAGAACTCCACCGGGGAATCCTAGACGAGGAAGACGCAAACTCATATTCTGTCCGTCATATTTCATGTTGATTGAAGGATTACGACCATTCTTTGCTTGACCTACTACGAAGCTAATGCGATTGATGTCAAAGTTGCGAGTGGAGATGATTGCGTTTGTGCTCATTTTCCTTGTCGTGTTGTGGTAGGATAACGTGAGATGCGCTTAAATGATTTGCTATTGGAGACCGTAAGATGACATACCTAAAAAGTCCTTAATCCGTTTTCAAAGAAGGATTTGTGAAATTGATAACAATGAACATTTGTATTTCATGTAAGAACAAGATATCTGATGATAGATGTCCTGCCAAAGCAATTAAAGGTCTCACATTTTGTGGAAGACACGCAAAAGCAAAGTCCCGACGACTTTGGCACGAAGTCCATAATGTAGATAGTAAGTTGCTAAAAATCCAGTCTGTATGGCGAGGATTTCATTTGCGAAATAGATTGAATAAGTTAGGAAAAGGAGTTCTTAAACGTTCCTTGTGCCACAATGAAGATGAATTGATTACGATGGACCCTGTTTCAAAGATACATCCGTTTTCATTTTTCTCGTTTGAGGAAGATGGAAAGGTATGGGCGTTTGAATTCAATGCATTGTCAAGAATATTTATGAGTAGTCTGGTTCCATTGAATCCATATACGAGAACACCTTTGACACATAGCACAAGACGCAGGATTCGGTGGTATTGTCGTTATATAACAAAGAACGATAAAGAAATATGGACATTTAAAGATTCAAAGAGTGAAATTGAACATTTCGGAATCATTCAGGTTTGTCAAATTTTAGAAGAGAATGGGTTTGATGATTTTAGACCTGAATACTTGGAAGTTTTGACGAACAGTGAAGCATCTATTATGCGAACCTTGATTTTATCTAGAATGATAGATGAAGCAAAAAATATGCCATTGGGTGCTAGATGGCACAAATACATAAATCTGTTTAAAAACAATAATTATATGGCAGGACATAATTCATTACATCGTTTGTGTGGAATGATAACCACTGTTTTGACAGATACATATACTTCGAAATATGAGTATATGCTATGCTTTATAATAATCAGTTCGTATAGTCAGATTTAATTCGATGGATTGTGATTTAAACAGGTCAGGAGTATAGTAATCATAACACGCGTTAGAAATGGCCTCATCAAAGACATCCACTAATACAAATAAGATGCCTGCTTCCAAGACGACTACCAAGCGCTCCGCAAAGGCCGAGGTGACTGTCCCTGTTGTTTCCGCTCCCGCCCCCGCACCCGCACCTGTTTCTACTCCAGCCCCTGTTGTAGCTACGGAGACTGCAGCGTCAGGGCAGGTGGTCGTCCAGACGGCCGATGCTATCCTGACGGCACTCCAGACGCAGCTCAAGGCACTGACGACGGATGTCTCTTCTCGTGTCCGCGACCTGCTCCACCAGGCTTCTGAGGCCACGCGTGCCTTGAAGCGCGAGGCACGTGATTCCAAGCGTCGTCGCCGTGTAGATCCCGCCACGCTGACCCCTGAGCAGCGTACGGCTTGGGAGGCTCGTCGTGCGAACAACGCCTTCCTGAAGCTCCGCCCGATTTCCGATGAGCTGTCCGCATTTATGGGTCTGCCCGCCAAGTCCCAGCGTTCGCAGACGGATGTGACGAAGTTCGTGTCAACCTATGTGAAGGCACACAACTGCTTTGACCCTAACTTCAAGCGCCGTATTATCCCTGATGCCAAGCTCGGTAAGCTCCTGCGTGTCAAGGATGGTCAGGAGGTGACCTACCTGAACCTCCAGTCGTTCCTGAAGGTTCACTTTCTCAAGACGGATGCTCCCAAGACGGCGTAAACTTTGTTATGAATAAGAATGCCACTCGATGATTGGATTTTCTTTATTATCGAGTGGATTATACTTCTTTCATTTCTTGAGTTATTAGTATTGATATACTTCCATATAGTGTCCTAACTGGAGATATAGCTCAGTGGTAGAGCGCATGGCTGTTAAAAAACGCAGTTAACCATGAAGTCCCCAGTTCGATCCTGGGTATCTCCGAAGCATCTTTAGTTCAGTGGTAGAATGCTACCCTTCCAAGGTTGTGGCTCGGGTTCGATTCCCGGAAGATGCATACCAGTCCCAAATGGCGACTGATATGTGTTAATTACATCGATTGAACCACTTCTTCCCTTTTAGTGTTTTTCTTGCTTGGCGAACCAAATCTGAGTCTGTCGTATAGTGTGTTTTTCCGCAGGTAAGCATACTATACACTCGGGCATATCCCCACTGCTGTTGTGTGGCACCTGGACGATGACCGGTTCTCCACGCAGCCATTCCACGATTGTAGGATTGTTTCAGGATTGAAAGCGGAACTCCAGTTTTCTTAGACGCATCCGGTAATCCATGCGATTCCGGAAACATCTGCTTCCATTTTGAAACATACTTAGATTTACGAGTCTTGATGCCTTTATCGGTCTGAAATGGGCGATATGCTTTTCGTGTTTTCCAAGAAAGTTTGGAACGCTGTTTAATTTCATTACGCCGAAGGGTTTTCTTGCGATTGGACAACCCTTTGAAGTATTTTAAAGGCAAATACATATTATTCTTTGTATGTGATTTTCATAATTCCAACCCCGTATATCAATCATTTCTACCAAATAGTCTTTCTAAAAATCCTAGAGGTCTACAATATTTTATTGCGATTTTAAAATTAAGTCTAGCAACAATATGAGCCTTTCCTCTTATAAATGTATTCGTATTATATTCTTTAGAACAATGGATACATTTATGTTCATCAGGATTTCTAGTAGATAACCGTTGTTGTAGCATAGCAGTTGTAAATACTTTTTTACATTGATTACACTGATCTACTAATTCTCCATTTTTAAATGGTTTTTCCGAAATCATACACACATCCTCAGCAGATACTTGAATTAATTGATCTGTATTTGGAAATGTAAGTGATGCTAGTGCTCGTGGTAGTGTTTCAATAGGATGGTCTTGAATACCTATAATTCGGTTATTACCATATTCAAATTGTAAGCCAGCCATTCCAGACATCATTCGTAAAATATTTTGACTTCTGTGATTGATATGTATTTTGTATTGTATATCATCGGGAACCCAATTTTCAAATTCAATTTCAAACCTATACGAATCAATGTGTGATAAATTTAATCCTTGTTCTGCTCCTCGTTGATTTGTTCGTCCAGGCCAATAAGAAATATAATATAAATTTTTAGATTCGTTATTCGGTTTTGTAATATGAGGCAGATTATTTCTCATTTGATGTCGTAATTGAAATCCTGAAAATTTTGAAATACAATTATTTATGTTTAATCTTATAGAATTCAAAACCTGTCTTGGTATTTCATTTCCATTCATATCTGTAATATGGATATACGCAGCAGAACATATACGTTCTACATTTATACCTATAAACCGATGCTGCTTTGAAATTATCCCACTAAGAGTATTGTTATGTTTTGTGATATAATGAGCTCGACTTAGGGCAATTCTCCTTCTTTCCTCTGTATCATAAGATGTATAAAGACCAATTATATCTCCTTCAAGCATGTATTGATTTTGATTAATGATAGGTGGTGGATTATCACCGATTGGTTCAATACAATCATCTAAAGAA